GAATTTATTTTCATTGCGCACTTGTATATGGGCCACTTGCCATGTATCATTCGCCCTCTTCAGACGCGGGGTGGAGCAGTCTGGCAGCTCGTCGGGCTCATAACCCGAAGGTCGTAGGTTCAAATCCTGCCCCCGCAACCATATTTAAAGATGTGCCACCGGCAGCTAACAGCAGCTTTTCGGTGGCATTGTCGTATTCGGCGTAAATGCCGTCAGCCTCGTTGGTGATAGTGATGTCACCGAACAGATCAGAGACTATCTTCCGCGCCTTTTGAATGTCGCTATCGAGCGTATTCTGTAGGTCTAACAATATCCGCTTGATCCTCACGTTGACATCTGCCGGTGAAGCAAACGACCGAGGCTTACTGGCTGCATCCAACTGGATCTGAATCGCTTTTTTTTCTTCCTCTGCTTTGAGCAGTCGTGCTTTCAGAGAATCAGATAAACCAATTGATGCGATCGCATCTACCAGTCGAACGATTTCCTGATCCAATTCTCGAATACGGCTGGCCCCGTTATTTACAGCGACAGAGTCAGATGATTTCCGGTTTGAAAGCACCTTATGCACCTGTGTCTCAATTTGAGCCAATGCCTCGGATGAAAGCAATTCGTCCCGGATAACAGACAACAAACGTTTATCTGTCTGTTCTCGACTAACAAACATGCCTTTGCAAACAGTGCTACCACGGTTTGATCGCATATTGCATCCGTACCGTGATTTGTTCACAGCGATCATCGCACCGCCACAATAAGGGCATCGCATCAATCCGCCGAACAACGTCTTTGCAGGAGCCCCAGCACCGCGCCCGCCAAGTAAGCGGTGGCCAGAAAAACGGCTACGCACGCTATCCCATGTACGCTGATCGATAATTCGTAGTTCGGGAGCCTCGGTAACGGTCCATTCATTTTTGGGACGATCAATTCTCTGCCGCTTGCCTGTATCTGGATCTTTCACCCATTGACTACGATTCCAAACATACCGGCCTGCATAAAGCTCATTATTCAACACCCCGCTACCCTTGTTTGCACATCCATAGATAGCAGATACAGCCCAGGTGCTGCCGCGAGGCGACACGACACCACGGCGATTCAATTCAGCCGCGATTTTTTTGGCACTTGCTCCGGCGACATACTGATCAAAAATAAACTGAACCCACTTTGCCTGCGCGCTGTTGATGACGTACTTACTTCCTGATTCAGTTTTAACAATATCGTAACCATACGACTTCCCACCGGCAATATAACCTCGACCGACTTGGCCAGACTGGCCACGGTGTGTTTTATGCCGCAGATCATCAAGATACAATTCATTAATCAGGCCGCGTACACCGCGCATGATCTTGCGGCCACCCATTCGGCTATCGTAGCCGTCAGCAACACCTAAGATAATGATGCCGCGATGCTCCAGCCTGCGGACAATACGTTCCTGTTCTACCTGGTCACGTGATAAGCGATCGAGACTTTCAACAATCAGCACATCAAAACGGCCAGCCATTGCGTCGGCTAAAAGATGGGCACCACCGGGACGTTGTTGAACTTGCGTGCTTCCGGAAATACCGTCATCCCCATGCGTAGAGATGACGGTATAACCTTCTTTTTCTGCGAGGCGTCGACATAATTCAGTCTGATCCCCTATGGATGATTCGCGTTGTTTGTCGGTACTATACCGAGCGTAGATGGTTGCGTGCATGGTCTGTCTTTGCGTTCAATAAGCAACTATTATCACGCAAGTCGGACACAGAATCCGACACATCGCCAGACAAAATGTCATTGGCGATGCGCTCGGCCAGCAGTTCGATCAACTGCTGCCATGCTTGCGGATCTTTAGTTTGCAGCATTGGTTTATTTATCGATCTTTTTTTCACCTGTAGACACAGAAACAAGCTGAGCTACAATTTCAAAATCAATTCCTAGGCTATTTGCAGCCTCACTAATTCGCTGATGCAGCGCTTTATTCGGCGCATACGTCGCGGCGTAAACTGCGAAAATTCTTTGTTTAGAAACGATCATTCCATCGCACCTTCTATCAAAATTTCTTTGATTTCAGTGATCGACATGTCGGCAACCTCATGCATGGCAATAACCATCGTTGCGCCGACAGGCAAACGGCCGTGACGAATTTTACTGATAACTGGCGGCTTCACATTCAAAGCCTTGGACAAAGCTGCATCGTTCTTCAAATGCGCCAGTTTTTTTACTTTATCCAACAGTGCATTGTTGTTACTGACATTGCTTTCTATTTCTTTAAAATATTTCATTCTTTACCTCTTATCGGATTGACAGACACACCGCAGATGCCGAAACGGTCGTATGCGTCGTTAAATACGGCGGCGGATTCATGTGCAATGGCGAAGTATTTGTACTCTGCCGTTGCGGTTTTTACGGTGACTCGAAAGCTCATCTGGTAAGTCCTTTCATTCAAGTGGTTAAGATTATTTTTCACGCTGGAATACCCAGCACTTCACAGAAGCAGAAGGCGTTGCAAGTGGCGACATTCGGTTATGCAATGCACTATTGACCGTCTTATTTGCTTCGATAAATTTGCGTCTGGAGCTGGTTTTTAAGACTTTTTTCAGATCGCGCAGCAGTGGCACTTGCTGGCGGCGCTCGGTTGCGACTTGTAAGAAGTGATTCAGGTTGACGGCTATCAGGGATGGGTCACGTGAGTGATTCAGGACAGACAGATCACCACCATCCAGATAATCAAATGCCTCCCAGAATTCCTGCACCAGCACGTGGTCGTTATTGATGACCTGCTGACGCTCACCAGCCATTGCAACGATCTGGCCTTTCAATGCGGCCTTTTGTTCGTCGGTCAGCTTGATCACCAGACTCAGTGCATCTGCAATCGCCAGCATTTGCGCGTGTGTCTCCGCAATGCGCGGCATCTTCACGTATGGGCTGGCGCGCAATTCCTTCAGATAGACCGGTGTCTGCTTTTTAATCTCAGCCATGATGGCTTTCTCGCGCTTGGTAGCGGCCAGAACAAAACCAGAAACGTTTTCAACAGAGAGGTATTTCAGTTGGTCAGCAGCCTCGCCAGAAGCAGCCGTCTGTGTTGATCGATCAAAATACAGATGCACGATCCGCGACAAAATCGCTTCTGACGCGTTCACAGGGTTGTTCTGGCTGATGACAATGGCCCCGCGAAAAGGTGGCTCATAGGTTTCATTGCCGCCCGTGGCCATGCCGCGTGCGCGCGTGCTGCGACCGTTGTACGCCGTTTTTAATTCATCCCAATCGAATGACTTCACATGGCTTTTTTCATCGCCCATGCGTTCGCGGTCAGACTCGATCAGCACGACCGGCAGGCAAGATACCTGGCTGAAATTACGTGCCCGGGCAGCCAGACTTGATTTACTTGGATCAAAACCCTCATAGCCATTGCGACCAAAGAGTTTCCACAGGAATTCGATCAGCGTGGATTTACCTGCACCAGCCTCGCCAACCACTTCTAAAAATGGATACGACGACTGTGCAGCACGAATCTGTTCTGCAAATAAAGAGCCAAACCAGAACGTAAGTGCAGCCAAGCCTTTAGCGCCAAATGCAGTCCACAGTAGGTTCACCCATTCTGTGCGGTATTCATCACGCTCAAGATTGATCGATAACATGACCGATTTATTCAGCGATTTGATCGACAACTTACCGATATCGAAAAAGTCTTCGCTGTTAATTTTGGTCAGCACGCCATCTTTCATCGCCACATCACCCAGCAGATAGCAACCATGCTCAATGCTGTAGCCGATGTAATCGATCGTTTCAACGCGCTGGATGTTATAAAGCTGGTCAGCCAGTATGCGGTCCAGCTGGTTACTGCTGCCGCTGTACATCGCACCAGCAGCCATACCCAGTAAGCGCTTTTTAAACTCTGCAGCACTCGATATTTGCGATGCTGTGAATGTGTTCTTGACCGCCTTACCATCGTGTGGAAATTCGACCCGGAAGTAATACCAGCTCTCGCCGGTGATCAGGTTTTCCTGAAAATACAGCGCTGTCGGGTTGCAGTTAGCAATTTGGCGTACTGTATGCGACTGCAGCAGCGCTGCTTCTCGCAATGCGTACTCAGACATCGTGTTGTGATCATTGGATTGATCCTGCTCTTGGCGCACTTTATTAAACTGCTCCAGATCCAGCTTGAACCAGTACAGACGGTTCGCAAAATCAAAATAAAACTCACCCTGATCGCCATGCCGCATATACATCAGGATGGCTTTTTCTGATGCGGTTTTCGCAATCAGCAACGCGCCGTGATAGCGGTAGTTTTCAAGATCGGAATCAGCCAGCGTACCGCGCTGAAAAGCATCATTCCAGTCGATCTTTACCTTACCTTTCTGCGGGATCTGCGCTGCCTCGCATGTCCAGCCTGCAGCGCGTGCCTTGTCCACGTGCTTTTTCGTGAAGTTGCGACCGGCACTGTCACCATCCAGCGCCCACACCAACGTACAGTCCTGGTTGCCACGTGCAGCCTGCAGCAAGCGCAGTGCTTCTTCCGGGTAGTTATTGCAGGACATCAGTGCAACAGCAACAATGCCCACGTGCATCAGCGCAATCGCGTCAAATATGCCTTCAACGAGCCAGATTTCTTTTGCTTCCTGCAGAACGACGCTATCTGGCTTCCACCAGCTGCCGTAATAGCTCATGCCGTATTTGAAATTCGCTTTTTTACTAAAGCGATGTGGCTGATCAATCAGACGTTCCCAATAGCCATTCCCAAGCGGGAATCGCACCGTTGCGCTGCCGATTTTCAGTTTGGTATCGTAAAAATTCTCCTGCGTGTACATGCCTTGCACTTTGGCAAGATCAAAGCCTCGGCCTATTTTCAGATAGGCATCCGCTGCTGCATGCGGGTTCGGGTTTTCCGGTGTTGCCTGATAGCGCTCTGACCACTTATCAAACAGATCCGGATACAGCTCTTTGACGTGATATACCTCTCCGCAATTATTCAGGCGACCGCAACGCAGCACCCACGGGTGGTCCGCATTCGTGTACAGCTCTTTTTTTCCGCAAGACGGGCATTCTCCCCCGCGCAGCATGTCGCCTTTTAATGGCTTGAAATTAAATTCTTGCAGCCGACTGGTGATTTCTTTATGAAGTTCTGAATCCATTTTTTACTCTGTATCGCCTGCAGCACGGCGTTTAAAATCTATTGATGAATGTCTGGCAAATACACGTACAGGCTTTCCTTCCAATGCACGCTCTTCCGTCGCCCACAGGTTGGCTGGCACCTTCCCACGCCAGCACCTTGCAATCACCGTCAGCGTTTGCTGAATCAACGGTGATGCCTGATCCAGCGGCACCGCAACACGCAATGCGATACGCACGCGCTCTAATTCCTCTTTGCTGACAGTTGGTGTGTTCATGGTTAATTTCCGTTACGTTGTGACGAAAAATCGTTCTTCTTTTTCAGCCTTGCCCGGTAATCGCGCTGGCGTTCCGCACCTGTCTTTGCATTCGGTTTGCGCGGACGTCCACGACGTGGTTTGTCGAATGCATCAAGAGTGAATTTGTCTTCTGGTTGCCGCATTACCACTCCCCAGCCATGCCACCGAGGTCATGGATCAGATAGCTGATTTCCACACCGCAGTAATTGAAATCAGCGTTTGTGAGAGCGTTCACACGATGTGCAAGCTGTATGTATTCACGCAGGGCTTTAGCAATCGAAAACCGGGAAAAAATAGATAAAGGCATGGCAGTCACCAGAAAAAAGGTAAAAAAAGTCCCGCACGCCTGAAAACAGGCATGTTTTTTACTCAAACGGGGGTTAATTGGTCAGATTGCTAGTCGCGCTATCCGACAGATAAATTCAAGGCTAACTGGTTAAGCGCCGTCGCTCTGACGCGCTGGGAAATCGGAATTCGCAGCTCATAGTTTGGTGTTGCCGATAAAGACACCGTGCGTAATACCTCTAAGCCAGCAACGAAAACATGACCGCAGTCTTCGTTATTACAGCGGTAGGTAATTTCTTTAAACATCGGCGACATCGTGCGGCTTTTGATGGCACGGACAGACTGTTCGCAATGTGGGCAAGGTAAGCCAATTACTCTCATTCCTTGTTCCTTCCTTTCACTAAAACCAACGCACGACCACGACCGGTCATTTCTTTTGCCTGACGACGTAAACGCGTCTTGATTAACCATTCTGCTGCCTGCTCGACGCTATCAAGCCCCTGATTCAAACGAACTTTTTCAAGCAGCGCGTGATCTTCATCACTGAGTGTTATTTGTTGAAAAGGCATCTTTTTGGCTGCTCTTTAGTGACTTCCGTTACGCAGAATTACGCGATACGCTGTCACTGATGTTGTCGTTTAAGCCAAGAACAGAAGCCGCCTCACGCAATATAAGTTGTCGTAACAAGACTGAAGCCTGCTCTCCCTGATAGTTGGCCAAAGCCGTTATCAGATCATGCTCATAGTCATCGAAGCGAACGGTAATTCGATTATCACGAAGGCGTTTTGGATCTGGATACATGGTGGTGTCCTGATGTATGTGAATTAAAAAGTGCGTGACTGGAAGCTCTTTTTAAAATCTTCCAGACCACGCAAATACATGGAACGCATAAAGGAGGAACGGGAACGGTGCTGGGCAGCAGCGTAAGAATTTGCAGTCTCTAACTCGTCCGGCGTCAGGGCAATCGGAGTCCGAGTTGCATTTTTAATTTTAGGTGCGCGACCGTATGGTGCTTGTGTTGATATAGACATAAGGTATCATTATGTAACGTTAGCGGTAACGTGATAATAGTGCGAGATTTCGCACTTGTCAAATAAATGGTGAAATTTTGCGTGAAATAATTGGAGCTCGACTTCGCCAAGAGCGTGAGCGTCTTGGATTTAATCAGGTTGACTTTGCAAAATTGGGAGGTGCATCTAAGCGATCCCTAATTGATTGGGAGCAGGGAAACCTAGTGCCGAATGCAGAGTTTCTTGCTGCCGTAGCTGCAGCAGGTACTGACATTAATTATGTAATTACCGGGTCATACGTTACTTCAAGTCTGAGCCATGAAGAAAGTGAACTTCTGGCGGGATTCAGATCGCTTGATTTACGGGGCAAGACCGGTGTTCTTGCTCTGGTAAGTGGGCTGGCTCAAACAGAACCAAAAATAAAGAATGTCTTCCATGGTGGCGTTGGGCAAGTTGTAGAAGGCAACATCAACACCCCGCAGACATTTAATTTTGGTATTGATGACATTAAAAAGAGATAGTTTTAATGTCTCATAAATTACTTCTTTCGATATTTCTCCTTCTCTCTGCCTGCTCCTCAAGCAATACAGAACAAGATTCTGTAAATAACGACAATATCTCTTCGACAGCTAAGTCAGGTAAATTGCTTTCTGCAAGACTCACATATGGATCTGTCACTAATGCTTTTCAGGGGCAGTTATCAAAAGCAACAGTAACTGCAACCGTTGAAACTGGAGCAGTTGAAGATTGGGTAGCAACAGGCATTGTCCTTGCAGAAAAAATGGCGAAGCAAGGCATTGACATGGTAGAGGTGACTTTAGATCGAAACGATTTGGGCGGCATTCAAACTGAAAATGGATACAAGCACTATGTTCGCGTGGCATATGCCCCCGACATCAAGCGTAGCATTGCTTTCGATCGGAATTGGGAAATAGCTGTCGCAGATGAAGTTGTCCCAATAAAAATGATTGAAGCGAGCAATCAATATTATCGTTTCTACAGGCAGTATTTAGATAGTGGGATTGCCGATACCAAGGCCGACACAAAAGCTAGAGAGATGGTTGCTAAAAGTTTCAACCTTGCCGCTGACTGGCACCTCCCTCGTCATAATCTGCGAGATACCAAACTGAGTCGCAACGACTTTTTCATAAAAGGCGATCCTGCAGAATTTGCTTCATTAAACAAAATCGCTGCATGCCTGAAAGAAAAAATGAACATCACTATCAAGGCATGCGACTGATTGATGGTTAGCTTTGAAATGCCTTAAAAAATAATTGTAGGTTGGTAATGCCGAACACTAATGAATTCAAGAGTCATGTTGGACAGGTTGTTAACGGAGACGCAAATAGCGCAACGGCAAACGGAAATGTCGTAACGTTAAATTTTCTGAGTAAAGACGATTCAAAAGCCAGTGAAGAAAAAATTTCCGAACTGCAACGGAAACGAATTTATGAACGTGTTCTTAAATTAATGAATTTGACTGGGAGAGAGAGGCTGAATATCTACGGCGACTTGCTCAGTGAATTTAGTATTAAAAAAATCGAGTTACTTCCGGCGATCAAATACAAAGAAGCATGTTCATTTCTTGATAAAGAGATTGCCATACAACTGGAAAAATCAACGCCAGCGACCAAAAAAACTGAAGATAGCAAAACCAACGAAGTGCCTAAACAGGCCAGCAGTAGCTTGCCACCACTGAGCCAATCTATGAGTTCTGCGTCAAGAATCAGCCAGCCGCCATGTAAGAAATGTGAAAGTGCGGAAAGTAATCTCAAAACAATAAAAATAACCAATAGAATTCTTATCGTACTAACAGTAATTTTTGCTTCTGCTTTCGTCTTTTCCTTATTAATTAATCGGCCTGACACTGAACCTAAACCAGTTCAAATTACATCTTCGGTGTGTGAACATTCTGGCGACAGATTTAGTGTTGGTGGTAAAGCAAAAAATCCTGATGGGACATTAATACAATGCGTTTTAGTTAATGGAAATGCCACCTGGCAAAGCATTGAGCGACCGAAGAAAACTATCGTGAAGCCGCAAGTTTATCGCCAGCAAAATGACTTTGAATAAAAAAACAAACTTAATCGATTTTTAATCTGCTGGCGGCTAACCGCATAGCTTTCACGCTGGAGTTATATTATGCAGACGATCACCGAAGAACAATTGGCTGCTCTGAATTTTTATAAATTCGCTGACTTCACGTTTACACCTACAGGCATTGGTTTCTCCTACTCAAATTCTGGCAATAACAAGACAGGGCATGTTTACTTCTGGCTTCAAAATGTAAACGGAACCTTGAGTGTCGTATATGTCGGAAAAGCTGGTAAAACAATGGAAGATCGATGCAAAGAGCACTTAAGTGGCTTCAAGGGGACAAGTAAGAGCCTAGCGGGGATGAGGCACGCTGAGAATTTAAGAATCGGTAACAATAAAGATTACTCCTATCATGTCTATGCGAGGAAATCCGATATAAAGGAAGTGCTTGGGGAGCAAATCTCCATTCATTCAGCAGAGGAGGAAGCACTTATCAAGAAATTCTCGCCACCGTGGAATAAAAGAAAATAGTAGGTCATCCCATCATAGGACGTAGTGTGTCAGGCCAAATCAGAGTTAGTACAAATAACTCAGTTAAACCCCGCTGTCGACCGCGTCATTTGCATCGTCCTCTTCAGAACTTGTAACCTGTTCTGAATCTTTCCCTTTCTTGGTTTCAAGCTCTAACTGCGTAGTAAATCCCTGCGAACTCAGGCTGTGCGTCACCTTCACGATCATCCATTCGATGTTGCCGATTGGTGCTTTGAGTGTCGGGATTCTCACTCCCATCATTGGCGATACATCTGGTCTGCCCAATGCCAGCGTGAATTGCAGCGTGGCCTTGCCGCGCTCCACACGATTCCACTCTGACTTTGCCGCGTCCTCGGCGTCTTTCTGATTTGCATAGACATGGCGCAGCCGTTTGGGGTTGTCGTCTTCGCCGATCAGCTCGCTCTTTTCTTTGGCGTCTTCCGTATCGTGCCATTGTGCGCGCACGCCGCTGTAGGCATCCCGGCTGGCAGTATGGTAACGGTGTTTGTCGCCATCACTGCGACGCAAGGTGATGGTCGGCAGGGTTTGACCCTGACTATTCGCTGCCTCGTCTATCGGTAAAAACAGCAAAGTATCTTTTTTAATGGTGGCCACCGCATCAAAGCGTTTGCCCAGCCTGTTTAAAAAATGAATGTCTGATTCATTGGTCTGGTCAATGTGATCCACCTTTTTTCCGATAAAGGTTTTGCCAATTTTTGGTGTCAACTTATTGTCTTTTGCAATTTCGCCGACGATGGCATCAATCGTTTTATCGTGAAAACTGCGATTTTTTTTGACGCGTACAGGCTTGGCCATTTCAGCACTGCGGGCACGCAGAATGATGGCGTCCGGTGCACCTTCGTGTTCCACTTCATCCACGATAAAAGTGCCCTTATCGACCATGCCTGTCGCCGCCCAACCCAGACGCAGTGTGAGTTTTGCACCTGTGCGTGGAACAGCGACACGGCCATCGCTGTCATCGATGGTGATGTCGAGTTGATCGACGGAATTTTCTCTTTCTTCCGTCAATGTCAGGCTCACCAGTCGAGGGTAAATCTTGCTGGTGATATCGCGGCCATCCAGCGTCACGCTGAACGCGGGTTTAGGGTAACTCATTCTTCCAGCTCCACGTCTTCATAGTCCATGAAATCAGGGTCGGGACGCCCGGTACCGGAATACGTATCAATCTGGTTGCCCAGGTCTACGCGTTTTAAATTCAGGGTAAATTCGATCCGCCGCGGGAAACCATCTGCAAAGAAAAGGCTTTTTCCTTCGGTCATGCTGACGATCACATATTCACCATAAATTCGCCCGGTGCCTTCCACCAGCACATAGGCATCGCCTTTATCTGCCATCGTGCGCAGATCGTCCAGCGAAGCAATATCACCCGTAAATTCTGGTGCGATCCATCCCGTCAGCGTCACGCTGTCATCACCATTGCCGGTGAACTGGTGAGCATCGCGCTCACCGACGCGGGACGTATTCGGGTGTTTCCAATCGGTCTGCCGCTGGAATTCCTGATATGCCAGCGTCGGCAACCCAAAGGCAAACTGACCTAAACTCATCATCATGATTGCTGTCCTTTAAAAATTGTCGTAGTCATGCATTGCCGATCGCTGGCGCACCGCTTTCTGACGTTCGCGCTTATCCAGTTCAGCAGCAACGGCATTGGCAATGGCTTGCGGGTCCATGCCAGGTGCTGGGTTGATGATGATCTGTATAGAGCTGCTCTGCGGAGCCTGAGCCATTGTTTGATTACCATCGGCAGAGACAGGCGGACGGCGGTCAAACTGTATCGGTGTGAGATTGGCAGATGGCAACGGAGACATACCAAAGGCAGGCAGCGTCGTCGCCAGTGCTATGCCGCCAGCAATCTGCGTCATGCGCTCTGTCAGGCTTGTGATGCGATCGAGCGGTTGCTGTTGATTGTTGGCCACGCCATTGGCCAGCCCTTCCATCGTGAACTGCCCTAACTCGGTAAAGACGACGCTGGGGCTATGGATACCCAATTTTTCTTTAAACCAGCCGATCACATTATCGGCTACGGTATTGATCGTTTTTTCGACCATATTCGCACCCGCAATAATGCCGTTGACCAAGCCTTCCATCAGATTCATACCAATGTCGCCGAGCCGTGATTTCAGGGAAGAAAACCACATCATTGATTGATTGAAGGTCTCTTTTATGCTGTCCCACAACCGCGCAAAGAATGGCGACAATTCGCTCCAGTTATCGTATATCAGATAGGCGGCAGTCCCGATGGCAGCAATGATCGCGCCCCACGGAGTGAATACAAAAACACGACTCAGCATCAATGCTGCACGTCCCAGCCATAGCAATGCACTACCGCCAACACGCGCCAGTGGCGCCAGTTCCGACAAGATGTTCAGCGACCGGAACCACGTACCGACACTTCCCAGCATTGTGCCAGCGCGTGAAATCGCAGCAAGCAGCCACTGCCATGCACTCGCACCCATTCTGAGTACCGGAGCCAGCTTTTCCATTATTGAAAACGAGCGCAACGCCGCACCAGCACGTGTGGCGATAGAGCCAGCACGCGACATTACATCAACAAGCCAGTGCCAAGCCCGCGACAACAGGCCGACACGGGTTGCCGTACCTGCAGCGCGCATGCCAAGCAAACTCATCGCATACCGCAGGATAGAAAGCGGACCGAGTACCGATGCCACCGCAATAGCGAGACTACCCAGCACGGCCAGCACCGCCGCTAGACCAGTTAAAGAAATCGTAATCAATTTGGTGGCGGTGGCATGCTCTTTCATCCATTCGGTGACTGATTCCAGTACGTCGGCCACTTTTTCCAATGCACTGGCATAGATAGGCAAGATATGCTCACCGATCTCTTTTTTTGCGCTGTTGATGCGGGCAAGCGCCTGTAACTCACGGCCTGCTGTCGTTGACATTGCCCCTTTATTAAGGGTATCGATATCCGCAGCACCTGCATTCAGACGCTCGTTTTTATGAATCTGTTCACGTTGCATGTACATCTGGGTGAACAGGTTAGACGCCGTCCTGTTCGTCATGATGGTAGCGATCGTGTCTTTGATCTGCTCCTGATCGGTGATGCCTTTAGCGGCCAGTTTTGGCAGTAAGACCGTTTCCAGCCACGCCATCGGGTCAGTTTTCATCAGTTCACCACCGGCCAACGCACCTGGCTTGATCTGTTTGATCATGCCAATTTTGTTGTACTCAACTTTATTCAGATCGAGCAGATCCAGTCGCCCCATTTCCTGCGCTGCGCGTACCGTCGTTTTGCCTTGATACAGATTGGAATAAGCCGACATCAGGCCGGTACCAACGCGGTGCCCGCCCATTTCCTGAATGAGTGGTTCCATTTTGTAGAAAAAGGCTTCGTCTTTGAGCGACTTTGCTGCTACGCCGCCCGTTTTGATGAAGTTCAGCCATTCATTCGGTCCGACACGACCACCGGTTGCCGTCAGCACCTTTTGCACCAGATTGGCTTCATGCTCAAATTTCTCTTTGCTCGCCAAGCCGCCACGCAGCTCGATGACTTTGAGCATGTTCATGAAGGTCTGACCTTTTTCTGCTCCGGCCTCTTCGCCATACATAGCCGCATTGGCAAATTTCATTTTTGCCAGCGTCGGCAGCACCATTTCCGCATGGTGCAGATCGGCAAATACCGTCAGTGAATCACGCATCAGTTCCAGATTTTCCAGCGAACTGGTGCCATAGGTTTTCATTCCCTGACTAAACTTGATCGCGTCATTAGAAATCGCCTCGCCAAGCCCAAGCGCGCGCAGACGTTGCACCTCGGTTTCAAAGTGTTTGGCTTCTCCCAGCGATTTCAACATCGGTGCGCCTGCAGCGGAACCAGTGGCAACCATGCCGACACCAGTCATCATGGCGCTACCGGCAGCAGATTGAGTCTGGTGCATGCGTTTCTTTGCCGCAATCACCTGTTCATGGCGCTTGGCCAGCTCGGCTAATTTGCGCTGCTGCTGGGTGATCTGAACATTGGTTTGCTCAATGTTGCCGCGCAATGCACGTTCTTGCTGCCCTAAATTCTGCGTGCTGATGCCTGCGCTATGCAGCTTGTCGCGCAAGACCTGAAGCTGTTGCGACTCACGCTGATGCTGCTCTTTGATTAATCTGGCCGCTTTTGTGGCCCGGTCAAATTCCCGTGTCATGGTACGGGTCGGCTGCTCGATTTCCTTCATCTTGTCCGCCAGCATTTTCACCCGTTCACGGGCGGCATCCAGTCGTCCTGCAGTCTCCCGCAAGCCGGTATGCATCTGGCGAAATCCTGAAATATTCTTTTGCTGGGAGTCCAGGTCTTTGAGTCGATCGCGTAGTGCTTTGAGCGCTTTACCGCTGGCAGTGGATTCACCCGTGATCCGTTTGAGCGGAGCGGTGACTTTTTCCATCATGGAAAAAATCACCTGTAATTTTAAGTCGCGTTCGGACATAGTCTTCCTTGTTCACCGGGGATATGAGACACGATGAACCGCCTGCGCCAGTCAGGCGCAGACTGATCATGATTCGTTACTGCTTCTTACTCTGGCGCGTTCTCGCCATTCCATCAGGTCGGATAAGGCCATGCCATCCATCGCGGCAGGTTCCCAATGGAACACCACCGCAATGTCTGCCATCGCGTCATCGACTATTTCTGGAAGGCCAAATGATCCGCTTTCTTGACCAAAAAAGCGGATACCTCTACACCGATTTCAAACAGATCCGCCGGGTCCAGATTGGTGACATCGTGCTCGGTCAACGTTGGCGTTGTGATGCGTGGCAATACTTTCTGCAAGGCAGCGACATTGATATTGCCAAGATCGACCAGAGAAATACCGCGTAACTCTCCGGCATTTGGTTTGCGAATTTGCAATTTCTCTATGACTTCATTACCGCGTTTGATCGGTTCATCCAGAACGATGACTTTAATGACTGCCTTTGTCGCCTGATCGTTGTCTTTTTTGTCTGTCATGATGTGTTTACTCCGGGTTAAAAATGATAATTGTTACTACTTAGTGGTTGCGCTGATCTTGGTATCAGAGGCCAATAGCGCGGCGAATTTCTGCGGTGCGGTCGACGCCGCCAACCATTTCGACGGCGTTAATGAAGTCCAGCTCGATGACGACTTCGCTGTTCACCATCAGCTTGTAATAGCTGCAGGTGGTTTTGTATTTGTGGTCAGTCTTATCGCCGACCTTGGCGTTACCCATATCGATTTCTTTATGGCGTCCACGTACCACAATTTCGACTGAATCAACATCGCCGCTGTCGTCGCGCTGATAGGCTCCGGCAAAGCGCAACTGCACGGCGTTGTGGGTCACCGCACCGTACTGCTTCAGCGCATCTACCAGCAAACCGCCTGCAGTCCAGTCCAGCTCAATTTTTTCATTGACGTAATCAATTTCCACCGGTCCGGTCATACCACCCGCGATGTAGTCTTCCATCTTGCGGCTGAGTTTAGGAAGCGTCAGTTCCGGCACCTGACCAAGGTAAGAAATACCGTCATTAAAGACGTTAAAGTTTTTGAGTTTTGAGGGCAATCCCATGATGACTCCTAAAAGAAAATGATTGCCCACCTTGCGATGGGCTACTTACACCGGTGATTACGCGGTGATGCGTTGTGCGAAGTTCGCCAGATAACTGTCTGTAATACGCTGATGCAGGATCAGGTCTTCCAATGGCGGTACCGGCGTGTAGTCGTAATCAATCGTCAGTGACCCCATCTTCAGCGACTCCTTGCTGTTCGATGCCGGGTCAAACCATGCATTCGCGTCGATGATGTAGCCTTCCGTCTTCAGTTCGCGGAACTTGGCATTGATCGATTCGATCAGGTCACGCACCAGCGATGGATGTACAGGTTTGTCGACGTAGACGAAATGCGCTTCCGCAATGGTGTCTGCCAGCACTTGTGCGGTACGGGTGTAGTTTTCAAAGAAGAAAAATTCTGCTTCTTCTGCTGTGCGTGAACCCCAGAAGCGATACCCGGACTTATTGATCAGCGTGGTCACGCCAGCGGCGTTCAGATAACCGGCATCCGTGTTGGCGCTTTGCAGATCCCAGAACACATCACGCGAAATACCGAGTGGGCCATTGACCACCATGTTCGACAGAGATTTATGCCAGCCGCTATCCTCGTCAATCTTGGCGCGTAAGCCCAGCGCGTAGGCGACCGCAGGCAGAGAGGCGTTCGCATTGGCAGTGCTGTCCCAGCTAACAAAATCAGGCCAGATGATCATGACTTCACGTTGGCCAAATTGCTGGCGGTAAGCAGTGGCGGCTTCTTTTGTCTGGCAATTCCATGCCGATGCATAGACGAAAGCACGCAGCTTTTGCGCTGTGGCAACCAGCTCTGTCGCGACAGCCTTCGTGTCGAGGCCTGGCGCTCCCAGAATGCGTGGTTTGATACCGAATTTTGCCTGTGCCGACAGCAATGCTTTGATGCCGGTGTATTGCCCGGATTCAGTTACCGTACCGATGACGTTAGTCGTTTGCTCGGCCTCGGTTTCCGCCTCTGACACGCGCACGACAATCGTGAACGGATTGGTTTGTTTGCCGATCGCATCCAGTACGCGGGATAAGGTGCCTTTTTTACCAGCCTTGCCGATCGCGCCGGTGACGTTCGTCAATAGCACCGGTGTGTTGAGTGGAAATGCGGCCGGATCTGCATCGTCTGCAGTGGCGATCAAGCCGACGACGGCTGTCGAAACGGTACGTATAGGACGTGTGCCTTCATTGATTTCAATGACACGCACGCCGTGGTGATAATCTCGCATAGTTGCTCCTGTCAGGTTAGCGGTGGGTGGTTGGGTTAAACATCGGCCCGTTCTTCAGGCTGAATCGGACTGTCTAAAATTGCGGCGGCGCGACCTGGTGCAATCAGCCCGAAGGCTTCCATAGACTGCACACCGTCACGTGTCAAAGGCAGTTTCAGATCGATTCTGTCTGCGCTGGACAAGTCCGCCAGATGCACGCGCACGGATGCCGACATCTGTCGTATTGCATCCGCTGCAGCCGGGTTATCGATCGCCGCCATGTCGATAGTGATTTTTTCCAGCGTGGTAAAGCGTTTGCGGAATGCAAAGCGAGTAATAAGTGCTTTGCTTGGCGCTTCTGGCAGACGTTGCTCTGCCGCTTTGAGTTCGCGTATCACTGTGCCGTTATCCAGCGTCGTGATCACATATTCACCGTCAATAATCTTTTTCATGATCAATAGGTCTTATAAGCAAGGAAAGCGGAGAATTCGTCATTGAGCGCAATGCTTTGAACGATTTCTATTTTTAGCGATGACGTGAACCGCACATGGTCGTAAGCAAATACATGTTTTTCACCGCTGCTGCCTTTATCGCCGCTGATCGTGCCAACGATGGGTAGCATGTATTGTTGAAATGATTGATATGCCAGCGTCGTTTCATACGCAGCCACACCATCAATCACCACACGAACTGTTAAGGCGCAGCCGTTTTGATACGTTTGCGTCAGTGCCAGAAAATTCAGTTCACCCGCACCGCTGATTTCCAACAGGCTTTTGGGCGTATTCGCCGCGACGACACCAGAAAGAACAGGTTTGCTAACACGCTCTACTGCACCAGCGGCATAACCGATATTGAGATCCACGACGCGCAAACCGTTCTTTGATGCACCGTTGACGATTTGCCGGGTCGGCGGATTTACTTTTTTAAGTGCCTGCAGCACCAGAATTTCTAAACTCATGTTGTCTCCGTTCAGGTTTCTACGGCTGTCATGCCAGTAAAGTCACCATTCGCATACTGGTAGGTTTCAGTGCGTGTGTGCCCGTTGGTGGTCGTGGCGACGGTATTGACGCTGCCGTCGGGGTTGTAAGTGATGGCAGTGGTGCTGACAACCGCACCACGTAGCAGCTCACTGATGCCCGTAATGCGTCCGTTGGCGTAAGTGATGCTGGTGTTGGTTGATTGCGCCAGACGGTCTGCAACACGGGCGCTATCCACCCGCACGCCATAGGTAGCGTTACCGTTAAAACCCATTAATACGGGATAGGTTTCAGACCAAGGGTTTTGCGGGTCGCTATTGTTCTTGGCTGAACCATCTGGCGCCACGCCTGACGATAGATCGACCAGCGTGTGGCCATTACCATATTTACTCCAGCGCAGTTCACGGCTGGTGCCGACATCGGTTGCCATGTTGCCGCGCTGCGCCTGTACATCTGTGCCGGTGATTGCAAGGAAGGCTTTTACACTGGTGGCATTGGTGTTGCGATAGTAATGATCACCACGCTTGCAGATGATGCCTGTGACAGAGCCAGCAGCACCAGTGCCGAACGTACCTTCATCTGTCATGTACAGATAATTGCCATTGATATAGCCATTGCCATCACGTTGCACCAGTGTGCTGGCATACGGCTGCACATTCAGACTGATATTTCCTGAGTGCCAGATCGTGCACCATGCATTCCAGTTGCCGTCGGCACCGTTGCGTAGTTTTAAATCAGGTGCAGGGCTGTAATCACCAATGCTGCCAAAAGCAAGTTGATAAGCATTACCACCAGCTCCTGCTGTTTTACCGTCAGCAGGCACAAAGGTCATCACGCCGGAATATGCAGATCCGGGATTGCCGGCAGTATTTCCGCGTGCATAGTCGTAACGGACTGAGCGTGGATACCAGTCTGAGGGAATTGCTGCAGCATCCCGACCACCATCAGTCACGGTCACATAGCCTGCAGTCGCCGCGTTTCCCGTGACGCTAATTTGCCATGTGCCGTTTGCACCATAGCCATTGAGTCGCGGTGCATAGTTGTGGAAATTGGCTGCATGCAGCACTGGCGTGATTTTGTCGGAGACGGCAAACTCTTTACTCGCTCCTTCAGGTTTCGCGCTGTTATCTATGCTGATCAGACAGTTTTTCTTTACTCCGGCAAGGCTGGTACTGACAAACACGCTGAAACCCTGCCAGTCAGCCTGATACGGGAACCAGAAGCACAACTTACCACCGACATTCAGTGCAACCATGCCCGCGATCTGACAGCCGACAGAAAAGCCCGCCGCCGATGTGATCGTGTTGTTGTAGATGTAGCCCTGAAACCGCAGCAAAAAAGGCAGCGTTGCGCCGTAGGAGTTGCCATCAATCTCCAGTAAAAATGGGTCGCCATTGGCTTTGCTGTAGTCAATGCTGCTGACGATCAGAGTACCCAAAGGGAAATAACGTGCAGACTGCGTGAACAGCGAACGATCGATTTCATCCTGCGTTGCTTTGGAAACGGGTTTGTCCACGTCAGCAGTGTTATCCACTTTATCCAGACCAATGTCTTTCGCCTTCAGGCCGTGGGCATTCCCTGTACTTGCAGCGTGCTGTATTACATCCGACAAATATTGATCGATGGCGGTCAGTGTTGCACGGATGCGCAGCACATCATCCATCAGATCATTTTCCTGATGTGGTAAAGGGAAATTAAGCTCGGTGGTACGGTCGTTAATCATGCTGGCTCCTACAGAACAACACAGCGCAGGTTATGCACCCGTGGGCGTGCTGCAGTATTGCCAGACAGCTTGAGTTTGGTACGCACTGTGTCGGCATTGACGCCTGTGAGCTCATGCGTCATTTCTATCCAGCCGTCACCGATCTGGGTTGCGCCTATGTTGGGAACGTCCTGCCAGACTGAACCATCTGCCACCGTTGATACATGGGCCTCGATGCTGGAGCCACCTGGTAACAATGCTTCATAGATCACGCGTACACGCGCATTCTGGCCTGCCGGGATAGAGCGACCAACGTAGTCATCTTGCTGATTGACGGTGCTGACCAGTATTTGTGTGCCGGGATATAACACCGGGGAAACGCGGGCGTCTCCGGACAACCGTGCGGAAATACTAATATTGCCGGTGACTGGTTCAGACAATCTGACTGGCTGACCATCGGCAACCACGATGACGGTATTGTTTGGCAAGGTCAGCACGTATTCAATGCGTGCTTGTGCAAGTGGCGTTTCCTGCATGGCCAGCAACATCAGATCGGTGGCATTGACGACGGGGATAACACCCAGATCGATGACACGTTGCTGTTCTTTATAGGCCGCCTTATACATGCGGAATGCCAGGTCTTTATCTTGATGTGCTGTCCATGTGCTGGCGTTACTTGACGACAGCAGCACACCCACGCTGTAGGTCTGGCTGGTGACCCAGCGCTGATTGGCGGCGTCAAATTTCCCTAACTCGGCAATAGCCAGTGCGGTTTTTGCATCGTCACACAAGACCACCAGCGCATATTCTGTACCGCCAGACAGAGCCACCGGCGCGCGGAATGTGACGCGGGTAGGCTGACCATTGATCTGTAGATCCGCGCTATTAAGCTGCACCTGAGCCAACACGGTGCGGGTGGGGAATCCTTGCTGCGTTTCCCGAATCTGCACCAGTACCCGGCTAGTCCCTTTGTCTGTGAACCACAGATCGACAGCGGCAAGCTGAGTGAACGATGGCAGCGTAAAGGTTTGAGCCAGCGGATCAATGTATTGCGTGGAGACATACGTGATCTGCTGCATGGTATCGATGCGGCTTAAACCACTACCAGTAAAACTCGCCTGACCGTGACTACCAGACTCACCGGTAATACTGAATTTTTTTGAGCCAACCGGAATATTGTCTGGAATGGTGAATTTTCCGGAGACTACGCCATTAGCGTCTGCTCTGAGTGTCGTCATGGGGAACCTTTAATTTACGTTGACTGGCAGATCATCAAAAGTGATGTCTTTGACGATTTCGCCGGGGCCAAAGCCCATCGCTTTAAAACTGATCTCAATGCTGCGCAGGAATTCGTCTGGCTTTTGCACGCTGGAAACCAGATCCACGCTGTTGGTGCGCCCGAGTTCGGTCGTTCCCCAGCGGGCGCGTTCGCTCGTAAAAATGGTTGGCCCCGATTGCATCCATTGCGTAACGGGCGATGCCCACTGCGTGCTGATGTTGCTCCATTGATCAACCGCAGGCGTCAGGGTGACTTCGGCGGGCAGCGGGTCAAATGCCATGTAAGGGTTGACCGCCATAGAGCCAGTGCGCAATGTTTGCTCCAACACCGGCACGAGGTCATAGGCCAGTGTCGCTGGCGTGGCGACATCGTGACTCATACTATTGACGGAAGGCGCGGACACCGACAGTGTCAGCTCACCGTTGACGATCGCTGCACTTTGTTGCACACCCTGATCGCGCAGGGTGTCGCTGGTGAATGGATCAACAAACAAGCCTTTCTTTGCCCCGGCTTCACGCAGATTAATGTCTGATTCCAGCCTTTGTTGTGCCAGTAATTCAATGACGCGATCAATACGTTCGCCCAGGTGAACCAGATCCTGCATCGGCACCATACGGACAGCGTCGTTTTGCACCACGCGGGACGCGGTCCAGTTCTGATAAATAGTGGCAATCGGCAGCAAGTTGCCCGCAATGACGGGGGGCTTCGGTTGCCAAGCTGCAGCGACGCCACGTATCCATTCAAAGCGGCCTTCCTGATCGATACACAAGCGATCAATGCGCGGCAACATTTGTGCGTAGCTGACCCGCACCAGCGAGCCCGGTACTGCGCCGGTCAATGTAAAGCCGGTGCCGTCGACGGCTTCTGGCGCTACCTCTGTGATGTACTGATAGGTCACTTTGTAGGTGCTGCCGGTCGCTGGCTCTGCGCCGTTCGGTGTCCAGTCAATCTGGCCAGCCGTTAGTTTGTAATCGGCGTCTTTGTTAAAGGTTTTGGCTCCCTGAAAGACACTCAATACCGCGAGAATGGCGTTATCCGGCAGTGGATCAATCACACCAGAAAAGCTGCCATGCAAAACGGTGACGGTTTTTTGTGCCGTGATACTGACCCGACTGATCGCCTCAACAGGTGTGCGGTCAACGTTAATGCGCTGGGCATTTTCTGTCACGCTGACGTGTGGTTCGTCGCTGATTTTCTGTACATCAGGGCTGGGGGTAACAACAAAGCGACGGCCTGTTTGCAGACTGATGGCATAACCTGCCACCCGTGCGCGGCCTTCGTTGATGGTATAGACCTGATCACCGGCGGGCGTATCGGCAGATTGCGATACCGTCAAACCGCTGACAACATAGCTACCACCCGCGCTGTCACGGTCATAGCGGGCTAACGCCTGCGTGACAGCATCAATTTGCGGTGGAGGCTCTTTGGCGCGGACGTAGCCGTCTTCCACCACATAGACCGGGTAAAACTGTCCCGGCTGGCCAGCAACACCCCAGACTGGCTCGATACGCATGCGCGCCGCACCTGGCTCCCTGTAACCACGGGTGCCAACGGCTGGATTGAGCAACGCCGGATCTTCCAGTTCTGTGACCAGTGTTTCATTCAGATAGACACCAATGGTAACAACACCCACAACGGGGATGGTGAACTCGGCAGGCTTTACACCACGGACGGCACCCGCCAGATAGAGTGCCCCAGCCTCGCAATTGGTTAAGCCTGTTTCCGGATTGACGATCAAACGGGCATCGCGGACCAGATCACCGTTTTTAAAGATCGCATCAGCAATCGATTTAAGGCGACCCCGCATAGAGGTCTGCATTTCATTGAGTTCAGCAGACTGTATCACGCGGTCAGGGCGGAATACGCTATGGTCGTAATTTTGATCAAGCTCTGCAGAGCGGTCGTAGATGGTTTTCAAAGACATAGGATCACCGGATCAGAATGGGAAAACATATTCGAAGGTTTCACGAATGCCAGCATCACGCACCAGCTTCACTCGCTCATGGTTAAGCAGCTTGATGCGCCCGTTTTTAGCGAACTGTTGCGGCGTAAAGAAACGCTGTCCAGCGGGCAGACCTGGCTTTGGTTCGCAACCGTAATACACCGCCGTTTCACGAATCGTCTCGCCGATGGCATCTTCAAAACCCAACACCATTCGCACGTGTACCCACTTGGTTGGCACTGCAGACGCGGTGTAGTTTCCTTGCGGCGTTTCGACTTCGCCTGCAGCAGCTGGCACGACGAATTGCACCTGTGTTGCCAAGCGACGACCGATTTCATCGGTCAGACTGATCGCGTTGGTCGGCTCTGGTTCGGCGGCGTTATCCCATGCAGGCAAGCCACGTCCGACCGCGACATAAATAGGGAGGCTGAGCAGTATTTCTGCTTCGCCGATGCGACCATCGTCTTGTAATGTAGCCATGTGCTTTAACCTTTAGTGCTCGTATGTTGATAAGGGACAAGCAGCGGTATCCATGTACCTGACCATCCACCCGTCCATTGGCGTTTGATGAAACGTAATTTGGCGTGAGCGACATGCCGACGTTGCCGGTGCGCACCGGCTGTATCTGCGGCCACCACGGATGTGGCGTAGTGCTGTCGCCGGTAACTGATGAATGCGGGCACTGGATAATGCTCTGGTGCGCGGGTAAAACTGGTGCGGCCATGCCCACTGAAAACATCAATCAGCACCGCACTGTCGAGATTCCATGCATCCAGATATTCAGCATCGCGGCGCAGTGAATGTGGGTAGCGGCGCGAACGGCTATGCACGGGTGTTTGTTCACCTATTGGTGGCACCTGTACTTGCGTGCGCCCGAAAGACAACTTAATGCCATCACGATAAAAACCAGAATCGTCATCCAGCATGCAGGCGTCAATGCGTGACTTGTCTAAGCGTGCATGACGGATGTCGTACACATGGAATAAGCGATAGAGCTGCACATGCGCTGGCAGCGAAGCGTTGACCAGCCGTGCGATATCGGCAGACTGATGAATCGCGTCAGCATTACCGAGGTCGATTTGCAAACGGAATTCGTCTTCCTCGATGTATGCAAACAGATTGATCCAACTGAGAGCCATCTTGACCGAGGCGGCGCTACCCCGCTGGGTGAGCCAAGGCAGGCCGCTGTCAATCAGATCACGGGTACTGTTGAAATATTGGGCGAACTGCGCAAGCTGCCACTCTGCAGCAAGCCATGGTTGGAACGACACTGGCAAGGTATGCTCAATGCTGGCATGGGCACTGACCTGCGATGAAATCTGTTCACGCGGAGCAAGCCGGGTCAGTGCGTATTCCAGTTCTGTGCTGTTGGGCGGCAATAAATAACGGGCGGTATCGATCATGCGATGCCTCCGTCGGTGAGTTGGATATTGCCGCTGACAGCATATTGATCTGACTCTAATAAGGTCAGTTGTGCCGGGATACCTGCTGCCAGCAGTGGAAATTCAACTCTGGCGATACCTGGCTGATGCAATACGGATGTGATCCATGACAATGGCACGGCGCGTCCCAGATTGGCATAGTCACTGATGGCCAGCACGCATTGCTGGCTGATACGCGATACCAGATCGACCGGTGCTGTTGCCTGCCGCCACAAGGTCGCGGTCACATTGATAGCGACCGGCCTTGCGATAGACAGCGTGACAGGCACACCCAGCGGACGGGCATTGTCTGCGGAAAATGCGGCATTCAAACGGGTCAGAGTTTCTGCCTGCAGGAGCATGTCTTTCAACCAGACAACGACATTGACCAGTCCCGGCTTCAGTTGTCGCACGCCTGCATCTTTGACATTCAGATCGGTAGACATCGCCAGCAACTGATATTGCTCTGCTGTGCCATTACCCGCCAGCGAAGCAATGCGCAGTTGAATGCGTTGACGGAAACGCGTGTCGTCTTCTGCTGGCAAACGTGGCAAGCCATAAAACGCGGCTTTGTGATCGAGATCAGCCCCTGCCGCAAAAGCCAGCAGGTTGGCGCGTGCCGCCTGATTGACGCGATCACGCAGCAGCATTTCACGGTAGCTGAAGGCTTCAATCTGTTTAACCAATGGCTCGGATGCCAGGTGCAAAACGTTTTCTGCTGCCGGATAACGGGCGAGTAGATCGGCCTTATGTTGTGCGACCAGCGTTTCAAAATCCAATGTCTCGACCACGGTTGGTGCTGGTAAAGCGGAAAGATTTAACTGCGTCATGCGGCACCTTTGATATTCAGCGAGACACGCATCGACAGTGGCAGAGAGTCTTGCACCAGCTTGCCTTTGAGCTCCAACACCACGCGACCTGGCACTGTGGTGCGGTAGATGTTGACCTGCGTCAGTTTGATACGTGGCTCCCAACGTAATAAGGCGGCTGCAGTAGCGGCATACAGGCGCACTTGTGTGCTGCCATTGTCTGGCTGATCGATCAGATCAAACAACAAGCTGCCGTAGTCACGTCGCATAACGCGGGTACCGATCGGCGTGGTAAGAATGTCGGCAATGCTCTGGCGCAGATGCGCAAGCCCTTTGATTGTTTCGCCCGTCTGTAAATTCATGCCTGCCATTGGTGCCTCAGGGAATAGTGAACCAGCCACGCCCTGTGCTGGCATGACCGCAAGAAGCAAGATGATCGGCATGGCAAACAGGCACACCGTTCAACGACATCCACACGGATGCCTGCACCATCTTGATCGGAGCCTTATGGACTGGCGGTGCATGCGGCTCGACCGCATCGCCCAGCACGACAACAGCTTGCCCATCGACAGAAAAAAACGATTGACCGCCGCCAAGCTGGCGACCACCGGCGCGATCAAGGAGACGTACAGCAATACCCGCGCTCACGATTGCACCCCTGAAAAACGTGGTGTCGTCAGCGTGGTGCCTTCGTTGCTGAGTTCCAGTGTGGTTGCACCGACATTGATGGTGAACTTGCCTGCTGCTGGCAATGTGATCTGGTAATGATGATTTTCTGCGTCGTAATCGACCGTGGCACCATCGCCAAACTGCGTGCGGTTGTTGTGCTCATTGTCGTCTGGCGCCAGAAAATGCTTGCTGTTGATGCCGGGCATGGCAACCCCGGCAGCCGGATCGCCGGACGGCGAAAAGATCATGCATTGTTCACCAACGACTGTGGGTGACCATGTTTTAGTGGTGCCTGCCTGCGCGGTGGTAACGGGAATCCAGTTTGTTGTGAACTTGCCGACACGGACGCGAACTTTCGGCGTGCGGGTATGCTTCACCTCGGCGATAACGCCAAAGCGAATCATATTTTCTAAACGGCGGGAGATGTCAGCAAGGGTAAATTCCATGCTGACGATGATGACCTGAGAGCCTTATCAGGTCACGCTTTGGTGGGTTGCTATGGGATTTAGCAACCTGAACCTATGCAGGTGCATCGAATTCAAAGTGTTCTAACGCGTCATAGAGGCGAAGGTGCATATTTTCTCCAGCCTTTTTTAAAATAAATTCTCGATGTTTCTCTAGATAATTAGCTAGACTCTGCTTCGTATTACGATCAAATACAAATGAAGAAGTTTGAGCGTCACCAGTTTCAATCTTTTTTTCTCTGCTCAAAAACTGAATGCTATTCTGAGTGTTGTCTTTTTTTAAGAATTTTTGATCTAGTTTTGGATATCGCTTGTATATTCCTTCGATTTTTATTTTTTTTCCTTGCGGTACCAAAACGCTTATCAGCACCTCGTCTTTAGGGAAAACATCCCCATTTTCGTAAAAATCGAATTTTTTATCTATTTCTTTACGATTCGGTTCGACTTTTTTTGCAATTTCGTAAAACTTCTTTTCTGTTTCTTTCGGAGCATGCTCCTCATACAGCACTAAGGAAATTTTTCTATCTTTAAAGAATGCTCGATTTTGTGAAAATAGTGAAGTTTTAGTAGATGAAGAAAGACGAAATGCACGGCGATTCTCCCAAACATTTGCAGCACGTATCAGGTCTGAATTCGAGATTACTTTTGCATTGCTCCATAGTTCATCGAACCATGTATTGCTTTGAGCAAGAGATTTTTTTTCTGCACATCGATAACCAGCTTCTTGCCAAAATGCAGCTTCATCAAGCTCATTACCTAATCCATTTGTCGACATATTTGCCGAACCAATAATTGAACATTTTTCCCCAATGATGACCTTTGCATGGAGATCATCTAATTGACGAATTTGAATATTCGACATCTCTGACAATTTTTTTATAGGATCAGGATTGGTTCCACCGCTATTTAAATTGCAAATTATTTTGATTTTTTTACTGCCCGCACTCTCAATTATTTTATCTGCGTCTTTCCCCCAAAAGGCAATTGCAATTTTTAATTCTGAGCTAGTCCGAATTAATTTAGAAACTTCTTCCAGATAATTACTTGAATCAAGAAACATAGTTTTCCCTTATTGAATTGTTGGTAGCAGCTAAATACCTAGGGTAAAGAATGAGGCAGGTTGCCATGCGAATTAGCAACCGTAAAAAATGATCATATGTTGCCTGTATGTGAGATAGTCGAAAAAGGACGCGGCGACGTGCTGGATGCGTCAACATCAAACACGCCACCGCATTCGCAGAATGCACCTGCAAAATTGGCCAAGACCGCGTCACCTGTCGACAGGCGCGCCAAGGCTATCATATTTTTCGTCACTATGAAAATGCAGGACATCCGCTGTGGGACTTGTTCCCGCAAACTTGGTGAGGGTGAATATATCGCCCTCACCATCAAATGCCCAAGATGTAAGACCATGAATAACTTGAGGGCCACGAGCTCCGCCCCTGAATGCCTTAGCGCATCGATACCAGGAGCCAAATTTGAGCAAACCAATCATCCCGTGGATAGGTGGAAAACGCCGCCTTGCTAAACACATTATTCCGCAATTTCCAGAACACGAATGCTACGTCGAGCCTTTTAGCGGCGCGGCTGCGATTTACTTTCTAAAACAACCAGTCAAGTGCGAGGTGCTGAACGACATCAACGGCGAACTGATGAATCTATACCGTGTCGTGAAGTATCACCCGGATGCACTGGTTGCTGAATTCCGCTGGTCACTAGTCAGCCGCCGACAGTTTGACTGGTATCAGAATCAACCGATTGAACAACTGACTGACATTCAGCGTGCTGCCCGGTTTTACTACCTTCAAAAGCTGGCCTTTGGAGGCAAAGTACGTGGTCAGGCATTTGGCACCGATACAACGAGATCACCACGACTGAACTATGCACGCATGGAAGAAACACTGAGCGATGCCCACCTGCGCTTGACTGAAACCGTGATTGAGAACCTGCCGTGGGCGGATTGCATTAAGCGATATGACCGGGCACATACGCTGTTTTATTGCGACCCACCTTACTGGGGCACCGAAGGTTACGGCGTTGATTTTGGTCTTGAACAATACGCGATCATGGCTGACCTGGCACGTTCAATCAAAGGCAAGATCATGATCAGCGTGAACGATATTCCAGAAATGCGAGAGGCATTTTCTGGCCTGAACATGGAGAGTGTAGGAATTCAGTACACGATCGGCGGTGGGACGAAGGCTAAGGAGAAAACGGCGGAATTAATCATTCGGAATTGGTAAAGAAGGGGGGACGCCCCCTTCTTTAATTAAATGGAATTACCATTTTTGTAAATCATCATAATTAATGATCGGCAATGGATTCTTTCCAAACTCCTGCAAGTCGACGTCTGTGCTTTGCTTAAGTGAGAGAAAATAGTCAAGTACACAAGTTCGCATTTCTTCATTTGGTACTACGATCATATTTACGTCTTTTCGTTTAAAGCGATAGTATCCAAAACCATTTATTAATTTCCCGCGACCAGTATCTTCGTCAAGTTTCGAATGTACGATCCGCCATTCTCTTTCTTTATAGAAAAGATCTATTTCCTCTGTATCGTCACGGGCTGGCCCGAGATCCCCTGTTTCTTTTTCAAACGACAGCATATAAACCTGCAATTTTATGTAGTCTCTTATTTCTTCATTTGAAAGAAAAAGTGCGCCTTTTTGGTCGTAAATAGAAAAGTCAGGGTCTTGTTTTATTCTATTACTTAGTTTTATTAAAGTAGTTGTAAACATTGATGTATGCCTATACAAATTTCCTCTACTTTCAGAAACACCATCGCGTTCTGTAATTCCCGGCATGTAGTTGATAAGATATTTTGCAGGATTTCCGCCGGTATTTTTTACAAAAGATTTCTTAAAGCCAATACCAAATTTTCCATAAACTGCAGTGTGCTGATTGCACTCATTTAGTGGAATATCTGTGAAACAAATGATGTGACCGAAGATTGTGGAGCCATCAGGAAACTTTAGGAAGTTATTACCTGTTCTTAATCCATTTTCAAAAATTAATTTGAAAATTTCGAATTGCTTGTTCGGACTATCTTTTTCAGCGCGTGCAAGAAAATGAATGAGATTATCGGATATAGCAGACATAGGTAATTTTTAAGAGGCGGGTAGAGTCAAAGACGTTACTAACATTTTAGCATTGTTCATTCATTAATGAATGCGTGGGAAGTTATGATATATGTCTCAAAATTGAACAGCGAATCAACTCATGATCGACTTCACTAAAGCCAAGTAACCTGCGTTCCTCATATTTTTTCTCTGGTCCAGTTAGACTGACCTTATCTCGTAACCCAAACTGGTGCACCCGCGCAATCCGCGCAACTCTGCCGTAAAATCCTACCTCGATATGATTGGCGTCTGCTGTTGCTTTCAGGTGGGTATTCGTTCGCAGCTTGTTGAACATGCTGGCTTTTTGCTTTTTGATTCTGCCTTGTTTATTTTTGAATTCTTTACGCTGTTTGCGCGGTGCGTAAGGTGTGCTGTCAGGATTTTGTTGCGCCTTGATGCGTTGTTGCTGGCTGCGTCGCAGATCCTGTGCGACCTGCAGATTGAGCTTGCGACGGGCAGCCGGATCAAGCTGGGCGAGTAAGGTGCTGGCCCACGTTTCCAGTGCGGTCAGATCATGGTTCATTTTGCTTTTGTTTTAATTTCACTGACTGCCCACTCGGCCAGTAAGTTTGTGCCTTTGTAGAGCTGCCAGAATGGGTTGGCATAGTCTGGTGTTGGTTCTGGCTCTGCAACGTGCTGGATCGTGAGTTTGCCTTGTTCCTGACGAACGATAACGCGCTCTGTCAGATCAATTTCTAATGAAATATCGACACTTTCATGGTTATTAAAATCAATGATGAAGCGGATAGCACGCTCGCGTTTTTCAGGGTTATCCAGCAATTCTGGCTGATGGCGACCAACCCAATCCAGCAACGGCACCATGATGGCATCTTCGTCACCACCAAAATCTGTGATGATGACGTTGATTTTGTAGGCGTATTCAAACGAGCGTGAATGGGTTCCGGTGGCGATGAGTCGTCCTTCATCGACAAAGACAAGCAGTTTATCTGGGTCGCGTTTCAGATCGGGGTTTGCTGCGGTCAGGTGCGCGCGCAGGCTATCTGGCTTGTACATTCAGGGTATCCCGGACTTTGTTGTAGGTGGCAATGCAGGTATTCAAGTCTTTGATGGCGGTGTCTCCGTCGGCGGCGATGTTTGCCAGATCTGCTGCAACCTCTGGCGCAAGTTCGGCTCGCGCACCTGTATCTCTGCTGGCAGCGGCGGAATCTGTACTGCTGGCGGCTGTACTACACGCACGGACGGCGACTGACACGCGCTGAGTGCCAGCACGCAAAGCAGCGATAGCGGCCTCATTTTTAATTTGATCATCTTGTTTTTCCTTTCGGTGTTGTATTGCCAGGAGATCGATTTCTTCACGCAGGCGGCGTTCTTTTTCGATGCTTTCATTACTGAGTTTTTCGTATTGTTGTGCGGCCTGAACATTGGCGCGATGAAACGCGGTGCTGGTGTCATTGAGTTGAACCAGTAAATAAACGGCGGCAAGCGCCAATATAGCCAGCAGCCAAAGTGTTGGATCGACGTAGTCAGAGAGTTTTTTCATGTTGCTTCCTTCAGACAAATTGCGCGTTCGACGGCTCTGCGTTTGATAAGGCCATTGAGGATTTTACCTTTGGCACCAACCCAATACGGCAGTTGATTGCATGCTCCTGTGATGTTTCCAGCATTGAGCATGATGACCATCGTGGTCGGGCGGCCAGTCTTGAGAACGCAAAATCCGTCTTTCACGCCTTTTTTACCACCGCCGACGTTATAGACAAAAGAGACGAATGCCGCACGCTGATTGTCATTGAGTGGCGTGTGCATGCAGCTTTCCATCGTTGCTTTGGCTTTGAGCAGATCCCGGACAGTGTATTCATCGCATTGCATCGGTGTAGCGATGTCGCCCAGCCGAACATCACCGGTATGCCCACGACAGATAGTAGGAATGCCAATGGGGTCAAGGTAGGCAGGTAAACTGATGCCTTCAAACATCACGAGGATGGGCAATGCACCGGCGATCCCGGCAGCGGCAAGGCGCTGCTGAATGTCAGTGGACATTGTTTTCCCCTTCCTCTTTGACACGTTTGCGTTCCAGCCACGGCAAAACAAGTTTGTCGCGCAACAGAAAAATGGTGAGCAGTACCGTGTAAATAATGGTGCAGATAAACACCCACTCATTGAGCGGTATGCCCATGAGTGAAATGGCACTGATGGTGACTGGCGGTGCGGATTTCACGACGGCGATCTGATTCTCCATACTTAATCCCATAACTGAATCATGTGAATGGTGGCTGCTTTGACGGGCTGGTCTGGCAACGTAATAGTGGTACCCATAGGCAAAATCGCCCCTACGCTGGATACGGCAGGATTGAGCTGTAAGGTCTGCTCAACAACGCCAGCGGTATTGCCGAGGTGACGCCAGCAGATCAGATCAAGCGTGTCGTTTTGTTGGGCGATGACTTTCATGCTGTTCAGATCAATTCGACGGTGACGTGTGGTCGCCCGACAATATCGCTGATCGCCCATTGCGCATTGCGGCGTTGTTCATCTGGGCCATTACTGAGCCAACCGACCAGCTTTTTGTCATCAAGCGAGGTGGCCGTGGTGTCGTAATCGGTATAACGCTCAATCAGGTCAGCTTTGGCGGTGCAATACACGGCGCGCAGGTAGTGCGACACCAGCGTGCTGACCTTGTTGATCTTTGGTGCTTCCACGTCCTGTAGCTGGGTGATACCGGCAGCAATTCTGGCGTCTTTGTATGATCTGAGTTCGCTGTTGACATGAATCATTGCGGAGACAGTGGCATCGATGAGGCGATCATCGGTCACGGTGCCGTCAATGCGGGTTTTGTCGCGCATAACATTGAGGTCGACATCAGGAAAGAAACCATCATTGCTGATGCTGCTTTGCTGGTCAGTATCGGCATCATTGGTGAATGGGGTAGCAATAAAAGACATGATGATATTGACTGGTCTGGTTGGATAAGTCGGCGGTGGGCGGGCGTCAGACAGAGAGAGAGAGGCTAGTAACCTGTCATCAACCCGCGCCGCCGTGCGCCAGGGGGTGCTCTTTACTCTGGAGTGGCTTTTTTGATTCGCCGCTCCAGTCTTTCTATGTCTTTTTTCACGCCGATGCCGTTGAACAATTCGAGCGCACGCAATAGATGCTTCATTGCGGTTTGTGCTGCGGGTAGATTCTCTGGCGTTAAATCATCGTCGCCGGTCTGTTCCATGTAGGCGTAGGCCAGCGCCTTATGCAATTTGGCACGTGCCTGATCTGGCGCGTCTTTGCCATCAGTCAGTTTCTCGACGTGTTCCAGAATGGCGATCGCATCCGGATGGAACGGATTGGATTGTGCGAAATTCTGCAGAAAAGCATCAGAGATTTCATCGAGTAGCAATGTCGGTGCATCGCGGTTGTACTGATCCGGAAGAGGCAGGTTATGGGCGATGACGTAATCAGCGATCTGTAATGCCCTAGCAAAGGCACCGGCGTCGATGTGCCAGACCATCACGGTGGAAAGGACGTCGTCTTTGCCGCCTTGACCTGCTGCCAGCACACCGTCGATCCACGGCTGGTAGTCGGCCAGCATTTCGCGTTTGGTATCAATCTTGCGCTGGATGGACTGGATATTCTTTAAGCGTTGTTTGTCGCTGATCAGTTTGGCGAAGATGAGGTCATAGTCACTGCCGGTGACGGTTTCACCGTAGGCAGTTGTGGCAGCGGCTTTCGCCGCCACAGTGCGTTGGTAGTGTCGCTGTGCTGGGGAAAGCCGCTCCATGATTACGCCGCCATTTCTATGTGTTCGACCAGTGCTGTCATGCCATATTGCTCAATGACGTAAGCATCGTTCGAGGATTCATAGTTCTCGATGCGATCGCGTTTTGCGTTGTCGAGTACCTGACGGCGGCGAGCGCCTTCCTGAAAATAGATAGACAGGTTGTCAAAGCGGGTGATCAGCACGGCATTGGGCGGGAAATACGGCACGCTGACGGCTTGCAAACCACCGATGCGCTTTTGGCTGATGATGATATCGGCAGCAAGCGTTTCGACATTGGTTTGCTTGGTATTAACCAGCGGGAAATATTTATCGTGCATGAGTTCGCGCCCGACAATGGCGACCAACCCGGCGTCTTCACGGTACCAAGGATCTAGCAACGTAATAGCATCAAAGACCACGGCATCAAGGTTGGCGTAATCACCATTCGCGCCGACCACGACTTTGCCCGCTGTTTTGCCGGAACCGAGTACACGTTCAGGTGCATGCTCACGCATTTGTTGCAACCAGCCTTTATTGACGTCCTGCAGCAGCGGGTTTGCAGCGATGTCAGTGTCGGCGGCAACGGAGGTGCCATGAAAGCCGATCACCATGCGGTCAAGCGCCTGACGCTGAACGATGACGTCGCGGATGCGGGTCTGGAAATCAGGAAATTTTGCCCATGCGTCGAGCTTGGCGTAAGGGAGGTGCGTATCGAAGTCGGTTTTAAAGCATTTGTAACCTTCGGAACCGAGATCAGTCAGATCGCGTGTCTGGCGATCTTTCTTGCTGGTGTCGGTACGACCTGCAACGGGGCCGGATATGCCGAGCTTGAGCTTTTCGCCCTCCATCTCAGTCACACCAATGATGTTGATCTTACTGAGGAAGGCGCTGGATTCCTGAATTTTAGTTTCGAGCTTTTGCTGTACTGATGGGGTGACAGCAAATTTTTGTGTGGCGTCGCTGACTTCGTTCAGGGTGCCGATACGGGTCAGCAAGCTGTTAAAGGCGGCGCGTGTGGTGTTTTTCATTGCAGATTTCTCCGGGTTATTTTTGAATCACAAAGGTCGTACTGATTGAATGGGTAATCAGCAGTCGGTTTGTTGCAGGCCATCGCCGCCGGGTGACAAATTACGTGGCGCATTAGCGGGTTCGCCTTCAAGTTTGGACTTGAGGCTGTTGAACTCGGTCGTGACGGTATTCAGGTTGGTTTCCAGCTTAACGATGCGTTTTGTTGCATCGCTGAACTGTTCGTCTTGTTTGCCGATGTGGGTGAGCATGGTTTCGACGGCTTCGGTGATATCCGAGAAACGGGCTTCATCGCCTGTTTTTTTGGTGCGAAAGCTGCTGAGAATGTCTTTAACCTTGCTGGTGAGTGATGTGACTTCGGTATCGACTTCGTCAAATTCCAGCGTGACTTCGGTTGCTTCTGAGAACATATTGCCCGGGCTTGTTTTGCGTGCCGAAAATGGGTTTGCATTCGGATTTTGTGCTGCAAATGAGAGTACCTCGGTACCGAGACTGGCGGGACTGTCGGTAACGCCTAAGCCGACGAGATAGGCTTCGCCGCTATCGGCAAATTTTTCATTGATTTCAATGCTGGTGTAAATTTTTTGCTTTGCCTTAGTCATTGTCACCAGATCAGGCGTAGGTTCGATCTGAGCGTACAGACCGAGCTTTTTAACGCCATCGATCGTCACTTCTTCTGCCTTGAGTGCTTTCACATCACCATACGCACGGAACGGGCTGTCTGCCAATGTGCCGCGAATATGCTCCATCCACACACGTGCGCCGTATTTTGTAGGGTCAAAATTCTTTGCCATTTGCTCGATCCAGCTGCGCTCGATCTTGCGGCCATCGGTGGTTGCACCTTCCAGCGCGACCCGGAAAAATTTAGAGGTGTATTTTTTAGTCATGGTGATTTAGGCAGACATTGAGGGGAAGAAGCCCACATGGTCGGGCTTGCTGCCTGCGCTATCAATGTGTTCTGGGTTGGTAAAATTCTTATCAACTCATGGGTGCTGCCTTCGCACGCGCAAAGCCCCTACGCTTGCGGCATGATTGAAGATGCCGACGAATTGACGATAGATGCTGCGACCGAAAACAGTGACGACGATGACACTCTGTTGACGCATACGCGCCCCAAATGCGATCCCGATGCAGATTTACGGCGGCAGGCGCGGATGCTGTATTTTCAGGGGTGGCGGGTTTCGTCTATTGCCCGGCACCTCGATATCAAGCGCAGCACAGTGCAAAGCTGGTGCGACCGCGACAAGTGGAATGATGCGCCCGTCATAGAAAAAATCGAATCGTCGTTAGAAGCCCGGCTGGTGCAGTTGATTGCCAAAGATCAAAAGACGGGTGGCGATTTTAAAGAGATTGATTTGCTGACGCGACAGGTGATGCAGATGGCGCGCGTGCGCCGTTATGAGCAACCGGGCGGCAATGAAGTTGACTTAAATCCCAAGCTGGCAAACCGCAACGCCGAGCCGAAGAAAAAGCCTTCGCGCAATGATTACAGCGAAGAACAACGGGATCAGTTGCTGGAATCTTTCCGCGACTCTCTGTTCGATTATCAAAAGGTATGGTTGCGTAACGGGCATCAGCGTACCCGTGTGATTCTGAAATCGCGGCAGATCGGCGCGACCTGGTATTTCGCACGGGAGGCGCTGGCGGACGCGATGGAAACCGGGCGGAATCAGATTTTTCTATCTGCATCAAAAGCGCAGGCGCACGTCTTTAAGCAATACATCATTCAGTTTGCAAAAGAGGCTGCAGGCATTGAGCTGGCCGGTGACCCTATTGTTTTGCCGAATGGGGCGCATTTATATTTTCTCGGGACGAATGCACGAACAGCACAGGGTTATCACGGCAATTTCTATTTTGATGAATTTTTCTGGACGCATAAATTTCAGGAATTGAACAAGGTCGCCTCTGGCATGGCCTTGCATAAGCAGTGGCGTAAAACCTATTTCTCAACTCCCTCGAGCATTTCGCATGAGGCTTACCCGTTCTGGACGGGTGATCTGTTCAATAAGCGCCGACCTAAAAAAGATCAGGTCAAAATTGATGTCAGCCACTCTCGCTTGCAAAGTGGCTTTACGGGTGAGGACAAAATCTGGCGCCAGATCGTGACGATCATGGATGCGGAGCGTGGTGGCTGCAATCTATTTGATATCGAAGAATTGCGCACTTACGAATACAGCCCAGACCAATTCGACAATCTGTTGATGTGCAATTTTATCGACGATACGGAATCGGTTTTCCCTCTCACCGATCTACAAAAATGCATGGTGGATGCGTGGGTTGACTGGACTGATTTTAAGCCTTTCACCACGCGGCCTTATGGCGACAACCCGGTATGGATTGGGTATGACCCGGCATTTACTGGCGACAGTGCTGGTCTGGTTGTTCTGGCGCCACCGCGCATGGCTGGCGGGAAATTTCGCGTACTTGAAAAGGTTCAGTTCCGGGGGATGGATTTTGCCGCGCAAGCCGAAGCGATCCGGCAGGCGACGATTCTCTATCACGTTGGGTTCATCGGTATTGATGCCACGGGTATGGGCGAAGGCGTCTATCAGTTGGTGAAGAATTTTTACCCAGCGGTGACCAAGATTAATTATGACCCGGCAGTCAAAAGCCGGATGGTGATTAAGGCCAAAGATGTGATCAGCAAGGGGCGTCTGGAATTTGATGCCGGTGCCACTGACCTTGCGCAATCGTTCATGTCAATCAAAAAAACATTGACCGCCAGCGGCCAGCACGTGACCTACAAAGCCGACCGCAATGAGGAAACCGGCCACGCGGATCTGGCGTGGGCGTGTATGCACGCGCTTGATCATGAGCCGTTAGATGGCGGCGTCAATAACAGTCAATCCTTTATGGAGATTTATACGTCATGAAACGCAGGGATAAACGCGCACGGCGCAATTCAGAATATAGCGCAGTTGATGATGTGCCCGTCATAGAAAAACCATCTGCGGTGGAGGCATTTACGTTTGGTGAACCGACTCCCGTACTCGATAAGGCTGAAATACTGAGTTATATCGAATGCTGGTCAAACGGTCGCTATTTTGAGCCGCCTTTGAGCTGGGATGGCCTTGCCAGGTCTTTTCGGGCGAGCGTGCATCACAGCTCTGCAATATATGCGAAGCGCAATCTGTTGGCATCAACGTTTGTGCCACATCGGCTGCTGACGCGGGAGACATTTGCACGATGGGCGCTGGATTTTCTGGTGTTTGGCAATGGCTATCTTGAGCGTGTAAAAAACCGGCTTGGCGGTACCTTATCGCTGAAACCTACACTTGCAAAATACACTCGCCGCCGTACCGATGATCTGAGTGCTTATCTGTATATGCACGGCTGGAAGGAAGAACATGAGTTTGAACCGGGGGCAATTTTTCATTTGATGGAAGCAGACATCAATCAGGAAATTTACGGCCTTCCGGAGTACCTGAGCGCCTTGCATAGCGCATGGCTGAATGAAGCAGCAACGCTGTTTCGTCGCAAGTATTACCAGAATGGTTCGCACGCCGGATTCATTCTTTATATGACTGATGCGGCACAGAACCAGACTGACGTTGACGAACTACGGAAGGCGCTACGTGAAAGTAAAGGGCCGGGCAATTTCCGGAACGTTTTCATGTATGCACCGAACGGTAAAAAAGACGGCATCCAGATCCTGCCGGTATCCGAAGTCGCTGCCAAAGACGAATTTTTCAACATCAAGAGTGTGACGCGTGACGACATGCTTGCAGCCCATCGTGTGCCACCACAGTTACTTGGTCTGGTGCCGAGCAATACTGGTGGATTCGGCGCGGTGGAACCGGCGGCCAATGTTTTTGCGCTCAATGAGCTGGAGCCGTTGCAGGCACGTTTTAAAGAGCTGAACGAGTGGCTAGGCGAAGAAGTTGTCAGCTTCACTCCCTACAAATTAACACAAGTCAACGGAAATAAATCATGAGCGACATTGCCGACGTATCAGATAAAAACATTGAAACCTTCATTAATTCAGCGATTGCTAATGCCAGCCGTCATACCCAGTTGCATAGCGATGGGCACTGCGCGTTTTGCGATGAACAGGTCGATATTGGGTTACTGTTTTGTGATCGGGATTGCCGGGATGATTATGATCAAGAGCAGCGGATAAGAAACATTTCGGGTAAATAATAGGCTCGTTTTTGTGTAGCCAATCCAACTTCGGAACTACGAAGCATTCATTTGAGCCATAGCAATAACGCACATCAACAACTGTATGAAGTTGCTACTTCAGTTTGCTCTGTGCTTCCTTTATCTCAGCCATAATCTGCCGCCAACAAGAATTGACAGAATCCCGAAATCCGGATTTCGGTTGGCCGGCACCTTTAGGCTGTTGACTTCCCCAGTACTCAATTACCAAATCCTGTATCGCATCAATTTTTTCAGCAACCTTTTGTCCTAATCCCTTCTCTAACATGTCAAGGGAGTTTGTTTCAGCAGCAATATTAGAAAGTTTCTTAATCCAGTTATCATGAAAGATTTTTACCTTGCGTAGCTTAAATCCAGGAGATGATTTATCTTCAGGAATGTTCGCCATGAGTTCCTGAATCGAGCTAAGCATCGGCTCAACAGTCATAGGACCCACAACTTTTCGAAACCAATAATCATCGACAACAGAATGCCGCCTAGCCCTCTTATCCTTCCAGACAGTGTATAGGATATTCCCTCCAGCCAGCAAAAAGGAAAAAATCGAGAGGATGATCGGCAGGAGAGTTGCTGGCCGCCAGAAGTCATCTGGTTTGGTTGGTACGCTAACAAAAATCGGCTGAGCAACCGTCGGTAGTGCTGCGCAACTAGGCACGACGGCGGCCTGAGAGAGTGGCTTCACATTCGAATACCTGGGGACTGGCTGAACGATGTTGATGATAGAGGATGACGCAACAATACCGTTATCCAGAGGCAAACATCTCGCTTGAATCGGTGATGTATTAAATTCAGTGGGAGATAGAGCTTCTGCCCCTTCAAGAAGAACATTTACTGATTCTTGAGCCTTGGTGATCGTACAAAACAGAATCAGGCTACTTAGCAAATAGGTTCTTATCTTGAAGCGCTCGCGTAACACAGGTGTCAATTATGCCTTTGAACAGAGGTGATGATTTGAAGTGGTACTTCTTATAGAATTGATCCTTGCTACCAGCTAACACAACACTTCGACCAAACATTCCAAGAAAAAAGGAGCTACTGATCGAGTACGTGCTTTCAGGGATCCGCACCTCAACTTGCGTATCTGTATTGTCAAATTCTTCGACATGAAATTTTTTGCGAAGCTGCTCTCCCCTAGGCCGACCGGTAAACACCGGGCCTTCGAGAGTACCGAAATCAATTATCACAGGCGTATCCATTTCTTTCATCACCCATAGTAAACGAACTGTTAACACTAAGGGGAAAGCGAATGCTAATCACAGTTCCAGGGAAATGCAAGTTGCTAATTGGCTTAACATACTTCCAATCTGGCTTAATATTTAAGTTATTCTCTTTATTAAACGCAATTACTCTACCACGGTTTCCTTGATCTTGCATGACATGAGTCCCATCAAAAAGTATATGGGTCCCACCAGACAAAATTGCCATTTTTGCGCCGTTGCTTTTATTTTCAACACATTCTTTGTGCACTCGTTGAAAAAAGTCAATCAAGTCCCCCATCCCTTGTCCCCGCGTATCAGTCTCCGTGCAATTCTTCGAACTCACGTGTCCCTGCAATGATACCAGCGTATACAGGTCAGCCAATCGCCAAGTATGGCCGAACAATTGTTTCATACTGTGCATCCCAATATAGGGCTGAATCTGCTTGATCGTGTAATGCTCATCTGGCAACTCGCTAAAAGTCGTAGCGATCGATTTTCCAAAATTAAAAATTGTTATTTCACAGATGGGGACTTCGAGGGAGTTATCAAGGTAACCTTGTACTGTCCAGTCGACAAATCCGGCATGCTCCTCCGCATTTCCAAGAATTTCGCCGACATAGTCGGTCAGCTTAGCTTTCGCTTCCGGTGTCAACTCTCTGTTGTGATCGCCCAAGCACTCATTAATATGGTCAACAAAGCCCTTGATCGTACGGGACTTACTGTCCGCTTTCACTGGATCCAGGCTCACATGGTAGTGGCTCTGCCGCCTATCAAATACCCGAATCTTAGCAACCTCATTACCAGTGGCGATTTCATGCGTCACTTGCAAGTGCTTGACTATACCCATGGATCGCACAAAGCGCCGAATGGCAGGATCCTTGGGATAAACACCGGAAAAGCGCACCCGTCTCCCGTGTTGCTTACCCTCTTCATTTATTTCGGTCACAACAGTATCAAGTAACGCCATCGCGGCCAAGTCGTACGTCTTAATTTTACCTTGATCGATCCGTATAGAGCCGAATTTTCGTTGACGCACGGTTTTGGCAAAGGCACCAATAGTAGCCACCGTAGCAATAGGATTTTCGATAATGCTAAATACAGGAGGTAGCGTGATCGTCAGCAAATTTTTCCCTCGGAGAACCTCACCAGGATACTTATCAGCTAACCATCGAATGATTTTAGACTTATCACCAAACCGTGCTGCTTTTACGCGCATATGCGTCAACAACTCCTGATACCGCCTTAACTCTCTGGCATTTCTACGCCGGAGTTTTCGTTCGCGCTTACCAGTAAGCAACCGAACCACATCGTTAGGAATTGTCATCGAAGATTACATTACTGAGTATAAATTTGAAGTGCCAAAATTTTAAGTTGCATTATCATTAATTGCAATGCCTTGCGAACCGGTTTTAATGTTCGATCAAAGCGAAGACGGGATAGGGATGGTGCGAAATCATCTCCACTCGCCAATATTTCAGTATGGAAATACAACTAATTTCCTAGCATTTATCCCATGGCGCGCAGTCATCCCCCCACCTCGCCTGCGCGCTAAATAGGGCGCTTTTGACTCAAATTCTCACTCCTAGCGAAACTCAAGCCCGTATTTGCTTTGCGGGCTGGTGAGTACGATCTAAAACTGACGCAGTTTGACGCAGAAAACAGTGATATTTCGACTGATTGCGACTGCTGTGCCTGATTTTTAAAAATCGGAGACAAGTCGGGAAAACGGTAACTAAAGGACTTTGATATTTAAATCACATGTAAGTGACTGATTTATAAGGAATAAGAAGGTTATTTTTAAAAGTAATTCTAGGTAACAAAAAAGGTAATAAAAATGTAAGTCATTGATTTTAAAAAGATTTAACAAACAAAAAAGATACTATATTGAGTAGTAATCAGATTACTTACTAATTATTTATTTATTACCTTTATATATTTAAATAAAACTATTAATAATCAATGATTTATTAAAGAAAATAAAAAAAATTACTTAGATTACTCTTTTCCCGATGGGTACTTAATTTTAAAAATAGCCGTCAAATAGGTGCAAAATTGTCCGTAGCGTGATATTGTCGCGCCCTGCTTTTATTTGCTCATGGAGATTGCCGGGTAAATGGCAGAGACTGGCGATTACTTGCCTGATTGTGAGGTAGTTGATTTGCCTATTATGAGTACGCGCTGTCTACAATGTACGATGCGTGCCCCCGCAACCAATTAGCCTATCTCAGACCTGTCGAACCGACAGTTACTCGATTCAATCGAAAAATCCCTGTCCAATCTTAGTCTGAGATATTCGGCACGCAACAGCATTGTTCTGGTGTATCACTTGTTTTTATAAATATCCCATTAAAAAATCAGGGCAGTCATTCGTTTATCAATGCGGCGTTCCTTGGTACAGCTGATTATTTTTAAAAAAAACTGACGCTACTGATTCAGACGAAGTCCGATGAAAGATTATAAAGATAACGCAACAATGGAATTACCCGGATTTGGTGAGCCTGCGTTTGAGGCTCCGGAGGTCAGAAAGGGCAATACCAAACCTCGACAAGGAAAAAACATCCGGCAGGAACAACTTGATTTGCTTGCGACGCTGGGCCCGACAGATATCAGCGGACTGCCAGCTTGGGTTAATGATGAAAATACCGACCTGACGGGTCTTCCTATCTGGCGCTGAAGACACTCAACGAACCAATGCCTTGATCAACGGCCATTGGCGTCTTGAGATAGG